CTGTTCATATGATTCTGCTTTAGCTGTTCAATCTCTTTTCTGATCACTGGATTCTTCATAAGCCTGCTTCCTAATACTGCAGCAGATGCATAAGTACATCCTGGATAAGCTTTCATGTAAGCTTTCGTGTAATTAAACATCCTAGATTGATACAAACAAAAAAGCTGCTGCTGATCGGTAAGTTCATCGTTGATCGCGACTTGACTTACGTCCTCTGCAACGGCTTCTTTTTTGTGTGCACCCTTTTTATTTTGTGTGCACCCCTTTTGGATGCATTCTGTCTTTTTATCTCTCGACCATGCGTATCGTTTCTTCCATGACTTTACAGTGTTGATCGAGACTCCATACTTGGCAGCAATGTCTTTATATTTCATTCCCACTACATAGTCGGCTTCTGCAAGTATGTAGTTTTTTTCTTCACTCAAACATTACCACCTTCTTTCTTATTTCTTAAATGGACCACCAGGGACTCGAACCCTGGACTGTTCATCGGTTATAAGCCGACCGCTCTCCCTGCTGAGCTAGTGGTCCTTAAATTTATGTACGAAAAAAGCACCCGAAGGTGCTTGATTCTTTATATTATCTAGCTTTTGTTACTCCAAGTACGCTCATCAATGCTTCTCTTAATACTCCAGATACATTGATATGAGCTTCTTCTGCTTCTCGATTTAACCAATTGGGTAATGTCACATTTCTACGAACCATTTTATTATCGATCGCTCTTCTATACTCTGTAAGATCAACATCAACTAAAGATACAATTCCTTTTCCATCTTCTGCAAACGTTCCATTAGTCACGTCAACATCTGCTATTGGTGTAGGTTCTGGTATTGGTTTATTTTCATCCTGTAAATTGATACATGCTAAACCGATTGCATCTCTTGCCATTTCTATCGCATCTGCAATGGTTCCTTTTGCCTTACCCTCTTCATTTGCTTCTGTTAAAATTCCAAGATCCGGAACTTCAACTAAAATATTCGTATCTACATCTGTAAAGATAACTGGGTATGCTCCTTTCATTTCGTTCTCCTCCTATTATAATATATCTATTATGTGTTAAGGACAGGGGATTTTATAATCCCCATTTCCTTAAAATTGCTCTTGCTAACCTTTCATTTATCTCGCGATGTCGTGGAATCTTTTCTTCATCATCCCCTCGCTTATAAATATCATGGTTTCCTCCGTGTCTTGCAAATTCAAAACCCGCTTTTTCAAGTTTCTTCACTAGGTCTCTTTGCTTCATAAGTTACCTCCTTATGATTATATTATACACATTTAGTGTGTATAAGTCAACGCCTAGTGTGTATTTTATGTGTATTTTGCATAAGAAAAACCCGAGATGATTTAAAAAATCTCTCGAGCTTTCTTACTTCGAAATACATACCATTAAAGAAGAACTTTTCGTATAGTATCAATACACAAAATGTTTAGTCTATATATTAAACTATTTTCCTACGACAGTGAGCGACATTTATTCATTTTCTGCAAAAAATCTTTCATTTCTCTTCTGTAGATTCTTTTCATTGTACGCAATCTTTCTTTTAGGATGCATGGCATTCATCCTGTGCGCTACCTGTGTCCATGTCATTCCATCAATATAATACAGTCGGAAAATAGTTCTCAATTCACTTTTTTCGATGCTACTTATATACTGTTCTACTTGATTTGTTAATTCTAAAAGTTCATTTTCCTTTTTGATCAACATAGATTTTCGTTTATTAAGCAGCAGCCTCTTTCTGCTAAGTTCTGGTACTGGCATACCCTCAACAACAAAGTGCTGTATTCCACCCATGCCACCGCTTACTGTGTCTTTTACCGTTCCTTCTTCTGCAATTCTGAAGATCTGCTTTTCAGTCTCTGTGATTCTTCTCCTTAAATCTTTAATTTCTTCTTTCATGTCACAATATTGGATCAGTGCGTTCTTGTCCACGTTCTCCCCTCCTGTTACGATTTATTATCTGCTGCCTTATCCGGTCTGTCATCTCCTGGTACTCCTGTTTGTATTGCACCTGATCGGCACAAATGCCCATGCAGATTATCTCTGCACAGGCTTTGCATGGATCTACCATATCTTTCTTCCACCTTTTTGCTTCATCAGGTTTCTTTTGTAAAACTTCCCTTTGGTTGTCGAATAGTATTTGTCTTTATCTTCTTTTTTCTTTTGTCTTATTGCCTGCATGCTTAACTTCCAGGCAGTAAATTCAGTACACTTCTTTCTACATGCAACTCTTTTCTCTCCATCTGCTTTATGATCACAGTTTACACATGGACAATCTTGATATCCCATTTATGTATCACTCCTTATAATTTGTTCAGTGGACATTCTTCATCGCATATCCTTTTATATTTTTCATAATCATTCGGCGTTATTCTTGGATATACGCAATAACCATCACACATCTCAGTTCTAACTTCTTCCAGAATGTCCGTTACTGTCTTCACTCTCTCATGATCCTCTTTCACGACACCTGTAAGATTCTCTGTTATTGTCATAACTCATCCCTCTCTTTCGCTGCACTACAGAGTGACATTACTGCCACTCCTGCAACTGATCCGATAAATAATCCGCTCAAAAATCCAATGATCATAAATTATCCCTCCATCATATTTTCAAATCTGTCTTTCTACTTCACTTCTGGATATTTTTCGTGATCAACCTTGCACTTAAACGTCTCCTCAGTGTTTCACGCAATGCCTATGTACAAAACAATCTGTCCTTCTCTTTGTTCTGGACCACTCTGTCTCATCATCCTCTGGATCCATCACTTCGCCACAGACTACACAGCGAGGATGATCCCCACCGTGTTTCTCTCTGGTCTTCTTGTATGCGTTCATTGCTGTCCTGTTATTTTTAATCATTGTCTTTCTTCCCCCCCCTGCATCATAGATCTCACATGAGATCACCTTATTGCCAACTCCATTATCCACAACTTCGAAATCGACATCGTATCCGACCTCAGCCAGATGGTCGATGATCCCAAAGTCATTGCCATTATCCTGCGAATGAATATAGACCTTCGCAAGCTTCTGTCTGATCTTTGTCATAATTAATTTACTCCTTAACTTTCCTTAACACTCTTGATCCTTGCCTTTAAGGCATCCAGAAACGAATCCTGTGTAACTTCTTTTGCTTCCAGTGCATCCATGACGTTCTCATCATATCCGCCGGCAGTGACTAGATGATGGATCACAACATTCTCTTTTTGTCCCTGTCGGTACAATCTGGCATTTGCCTGTTGATATAACTCCAATGACCAGTTAAGTCCAAACCAGACAATGATGTGCCCACCTGCCTGGAGGTTTAATCCATATGCTGCACTTGCCGGATGTGCAAGTAGGATATCCATCTGCCCATTGTTCCAGGCTGTGATGCTGCCCGGATTCTTTAACTCCCCGATCCGAAGCTTGCTCTTTTTCAAAGCCTTCTGGATCCGTGCCTTGTCATGCTTAAAGTTATAAAACACTAATATCCCCTTTCCGGCATTTGCATCGATGATCTCTTTTAAGGCTTCGATCTTCTCGTCATGCACCTCATGGTATATACCGTCTGCATCATAGACAGCCCCGTTACATAACTGCAGTAATTTATTGCTTAAAGCCGCTGCACTGGTAACGTCAATGGTCTCTCCATCGATATCCGCGATCATCGTCTTCTCCAGTTCTTCATACTGCTTCTTTGCTTTATCCGGAAGTTTGATGTGGCGGACATTATCGATCCGTTCTGGTAATTCCAGATAATCTTCTGCTTTCATGGAGATACAGATATCTTTGATTCGTTCGTTGATCTCTTCGTCTGCCCATGTTCTCGGATTATACTCATAGACCACATTTCCGTTTCTTGCTCCTGGTGTGAAGTAATTATCACGATATCCGGTTAGAGTCTTTCCTAGTCGTTTTCCTTCATCCAGAAGATAGATCTGCGCCCACAGGTCTTCCAGTCCGTTCGGGGTTGGTGTTCCTGTAAGCCCTACGATCCGATGGATATGACTCCTAACGCTTTTTAATTTTCGGAATCGTTTTGCTTTGTTGGACTTAAAGCTCGACAACTCATCGATGATCACCATGTCAAATGGCCAGTCATTTTTGTAATAGTCAACCAGCCATGAGACATTGTCTCTTGATAACACCCAGATATCGCCGGGTGTGTTGATCGCTCTGATCCGCTGTTTGATACTTCCAAGGACTGGGATCACCCGAAGCATCTTTAAGTGATCCCATTTCTGTGATTCTCTTGTCCATGTATCTTCTGCAACTTTCTTCGGCGCGATGACAAGAACTTTCCGGACTGCAAACCGATTGAATCTCAGATCATTGACTGCTGTCAGTGTGATCACTGTCTTTCCAAGTCCCATGTCAAGAAACAATCCTAAGACCGGATCCGTGATCATGCGGTTAATGCAGTATCGCTGATAATTGTGGGGTACAAATTTCATATCATGCCTCTCTGTTCTAACTCTGTGATCTTGTCCAAGGCCTTGCCTGGATTCCATGCTTCGATCTCCCAGATCACTCGGTCAATATCTTTTTTGTTATCAAGAACGGTTGCATAACATCCTGTTGCTAAGATCCTACGGATCTGGACTTTCTGAAGTGGTGTCGTTTTCTCTCCCGGACGTTTCAATTCTACGAATCCAGATTTTCCACCCTGAAGGACTACAACTCTGTCTGGTACTCCAGCATTGCCCGGGGATACAAACTTATACGCCGTACCGCCGACCTTTTTTACTTCATCCCTGAACTTGGATTCTATACTGCTTTCTCTCATATCATTCTCCTTTGCTTGTAATCAATGTTACATTGTCCCCCTATATATACGCGTGTATAGGCGTACATAGGGTACTACTATACCATTACCCTTTATATTCTATTTATATATAATTTAATGTTTACAATGTTTATATAGGTATTAGATATATGATTTAAGCTATTTTCTTGTAATCAATGCTCTGTTTACTGAATGTTTCTCTTGTTTACATTTCCAAATATTGTATGTTTACCTTTTAATCTGTCAACACTCTGTTTACACGCGTATACCCTCTCTGTGTTCCGTAGGGACCGAACCTTACAGACGATATGCGTTGCCACCCATCGATGCAATTTAGAATGCCATTGATCTCTATCGTATCCTGCCTTCGCATCTGCTTGAGATCTCCACCAAAACACTCACACCAAACCTCCGCCGCACATATTCGGTCCCTTTCTACTAAGTTGCTCTCATCTTTTACCTGAAATTCACTGTTGAAAAATGATCTTCTCTGTGCCTGACTCTTTTCCTTCCAGTCTGTTGGAATCTTCTTCTCTAGGAACTCTCTTATCACACCTTCTTTTGGAGATGCTTCTCTGTAAGTTTCCTGCTTCTCCTGTGCCACTTTAGCGACATCCCCGGACATATACAGCGGCTCTCCTAACATCCATCTTGCAGCCGCTTCTGCCCATACCTGATCAACTTCTGCCGGCAGTTCCTGGAAGATGTTCTTCTTTGGTTTCTGTTTTCCGAGTCCAACTGGCCAGAATCTACGATTTCCTGTTCTGTCCTTTAAGAACTCTTTATCGTTCGTAGTTCCTACGATGATACAGTTTCGTGGGAAATTTGCGGTCCTGCGTCCATATGGCATACGATAAACGTCCTCTTTCTTACTTAAAAACTGCTTGACTGCATTCATCTCTGATCTGTTAAATCCAGTTAGCTCTCCAGCTTCAATGATCCAGTAGCCCTGCACCATCTCTGCCGCATCTTTCCCTTCAAAGGTACTCATTGAATCGGAATACCAGTCTTTGCCCAACATTGAAAAGAACGTACTCTTTCCAACGCCCTGCGCTCCCGACAGGATCAGCATATAATCAAACTTACATCCTGGATGCATGGCTCTGGCAACCGCAGCACACAAAGTCTTTCTTGTTGCTGCACGTACATATTCAGAGTCCTCTGCCCCGAAATAATCGATCAGCAGTGTATCTAATCGTCTGATCCCATCCCAGTTAAGGCCTGTAAGGTATTCTCGGATCTTATGTCTTTTATGTCGGTTTGCATAGATCGCCATGCCGTCTAATATCTTCTTTTCTCCTGTGATCCCGTAAGTCTTCTCCATGTAATGCCTTAATCCGGCATCATCCTCATCGGTCCATGCACGATCCTTATAAGGGAACTCCGGATGAAATTCCCACGGCATCGGTCTGCAGACAGTTGCTCTGTTCGCAAATTCATCATGATATAATCGGTCCTTTAAGTTTGGATCGTTCTCCAGAATGATCAACACGTTATCGATCGTCTTATTCGGCATTCCTGTCTGTGAACTGCAGCTTAACTTTTCCATCCAGTCAAGATCTTCCTTTGATATATCCTGAGAAAATTCGGACTGTGCGCGTTCATATCGTTCTGCAGTAATGACTTTTGCAACATTTGGCTGTTCCATCGCAAACTCACACATTGCAGAAAAGGATGGAAGCCTTGTGATCGGCGTTCCTTCCTTTGATCCATAATCAAGTTCATAAAACTTATGGATCCGGACCAGATCAAATGCATTGCATAATCTTCCACCTGCAGGATCTGTGGCATGATGGCTGTATAAGAATAATCCATCCTCATATAACACAGCTCCGCCAACTGTCGAACCTTCTGTATAGGTATAGCGCCCCGGATGCATATCACACGGTTCATAGATGCCATCCAGAAACGTATCCATTGCCTGTTCCACTGTATAGGTCTTACAGAATGCACCGACGATTCCTTTCTTTTCTAATGGATTTCCCTGTTTTTTGATACTGCGGTCACGGAGCTTTACCGCTCCTGGCACTTCCGGCCACTGTGTGATATCTCTCCAGTTATCATATATTGCAAGCATTCCGTCTTTACTTAAAAACGGCTTGTCTGCATAGCAGAATCGATACTGACTGTCCTTACTGCAGCTTGGCCAGTACATCAACCGGACTGTTTCGAAAGTCGTCGGGTCAAAGATGCCCATTCCGATATACTCCGCGGCACGTCTCGCGATCGGCTCATATTCATCCGGAGAAGCCGGCTGATCCAACGGCAGAATGATTCGAAGTCGCGGTGCTGCTTCTTCATGCTTCCTGGTACTGTAGACCACATAAGAACAACCAAGGTTTTCTAAGATGCCGATCACCTCATCAGTTCCACCCGGTTTTATATGGTCGGCATCAAGTGTGATCAGATAGCGATAACCGGCATTTTCATTTCTTCTCTGTTCTCCGGAAAGTTCCCCACCAACGAAACCACCGACATCCTTGATCTCATCTTGTTTTGCTTTGCGGTAACCCATATACTCTGCCAGAGTTTCTTCTGTCCTGATCGGATGTTCAAGCTTCTCTACAAAATCAGACCAGTACATCTCCTGTTTCAGCCAGGTCTTTGATCTTCGGCTGCTTCCCGTTGATATTTTAATTTTTAAGTCATTCTGAAACATGCCGTTCCTCCTACTCTTTCTTATAGAAATCTCCTGTAAATCCATCTGCGTTTAACGGCAGCCCTTCTGCCCACTCCGGAGCCCTGCACATCAGATCGATGGCTTTCTCCAGTGTCAGATCAGAACCTTTTGGCACTTCTGCTATGATCTCATCGTGGATATGAAAGTTGATGAGATAACCACCGAATAACATATTTCGGATCGCATTCGCCAGCAGATCTCTTGCCACTGCCTGTACAATATTCTCGACTAGTTTCCCACCGTACGTTTCAAGTCTCTGCCATTTCTTCGTTCCATCGATGCCCATGTATGTGATACTCTTATTTCCCCATGCATTCTCTCCGATCTGTGGATCTGGATAAAATAAGCATCGTCCGGAAGGAAGTTTGATCATAAAATAATCTGCATCTCTCATAAACGTGATCCCATGCTGGATCTGGTTTGTTGTTCCGAGTGTTACCGTCTCGATCGCACAATTCTCTACCGTATACCAGAAATCCTGAATCCGTTTGTTCGCTGTCCTCCATCGGTGTACGATATCCGGAAGTTCTTCTTCCGTAAGTCCCATCCTTAATGCTCCCATCTGGATCAATGCTCCGGTACCGCCTTGGTATCCAAGGGCAAGTTCTGCGACCTTTCCTTTTGCCCTGAGTGCATATTCCGGATTTCCTTTTTTGATCTTCTCGATCGGTACGTTAAACATACTGGATGCCGAAGCCTCGTAAATCTTGCCGTGGGTACGGAAGACTTCCAGTCTCCAATCCTCTCCGGCTAACCAGCTGATCACTCTCGCTTCAATCGCTGAAAAGTCTGCGACGACAAACTCATATCCCTCTCTTGGAACAAATGCTGTCCGGATCAGCTGTGAGATCGTATCTGGCAAGCTGCCATAAGTCAGTTCCAGCATCGCTGCATTTTCCTGTTTTACCAGGTTCCTTGCCAGTGATAACTCCGGGATATAGTTTCTCGGAAGGTTCTGAACCTGTACCAGACGTCCTGCCCATCTCCCCGTTCTGTTTGCACCATAAAACTGTAATAATCCACGGACTCTTCCATCCTTGCAGACCGCGTTTTCCATAGCTGTGTATTTCTTCACAGAACTCTTGGCCATCTCTTTACGTTTCTTCAGAACATAATAAACTGCGGGGTTTGCTTGTACCTGTGGAGCTTCTAACAGTTCGTTCACTGCTTCTTTCCCTAACTTATCGATATCTTTTCCTAGCTGTTCGGATAACCACTGTTTTAACTGGGCAACACTGTTCGGATTATCGATTCCAGAAACACGCCGGATATCATCTCCAAGCTTTAATGCTGCCTGATCACTTAATTCCAATGCCCCATTGATCAGTGCAAGGTCCACCTGAGTCCCCTGTTGATTAATAGTCTGGTCATAATGCCAGTTGGTCCATTCCTGCGTTGGAACCGGATAATCCTTTAGATGATCCTCGATCGCACGTTCCACTTCCACATCTTGTTTGCAGTATTCTTTAAACAGGTTCCATTTCTCTATATCATGTTCAGGAAAGTTTCTTGTGCGTCCGCCGTTTCTCTTTGTAGGCTTGCATGGCACACAAAAATAACGGATCAGTGCTTTTCCAACTGCCATCTTTTGCTTCTCCTGTGGAAATCCCATTGCTTTCCCAACTCCTGCAAGGGATGCCGGATACCCGCAGTAAAGAGAATGGATCATCGTACACTGCCACTGATCCGGCCAGATCTCATAAAACTGACTTAATGCATTGATCTCGAAATTTGCGTTATGAGCCATCTTGATCGTTGCTGGTGCTTTCAGATCATCGATCACGTTTTCCGGAAGTTTCTCCCCCTGTGCAAGATCTACGATCCTAACAGGTCCATCATCATAGGCATAAGCAAACAGTAGAATCTGAAAGTCCGGAGACTGTACGTACTTGTACAGCCCGGACTTTGCAATGTCTACACTACTATAAGTCTCGATATCGATATGCAGGATGTTCTTGCGCGGGATCATAATCCCATAACTCCGCCACCATTGATCGGAGCCCCCGTGATCGGATTAATTCCAGTGACTGGATTTACGCTCTGCTGTGTTACTGCTGCCTGTGTGTTCATCTGCGGAACTGCTGTGGCCTGGACATTTGACTGTGGCATTGTTCCAAAGTCTTCCGCTGCTGTTGTTCTTCCTGTTAATGGATCACCTTCTCTTGTTTTCTGGACATTGTTCAGTCCGCATCCAACACCTCTGTTTCCGTTTGTGTTATATGGGAAAAAGTTTAAGGAAACTCTTCCGTAGCATCCGGCATATACTTCTGCAGGATTTAAGATTGCCTGACAGTTTGCATCGACAACTTCTGGTCTCTGTTTACTGGATGCTGTCATGACCATATGTCCTTTACACTCTTCTCCGAATGGCTCTCCGTTTGGTCTTGTTCCATCTCCATCATGCATCGGATTCTTCAGCATTGCCGGCATCTGTCCGTTGAATTTTGTAGAGACACCTTCCTGTGCTGCAGCCTGCATTGCTGCCTGGATCGCATTGATCGTTGTTGTGTCTGTCTTAGGGATCAGGATCGTCACAGAATATTTTTCTTCCTGTCCTGGATTGTTCGCATGTGGCTGAAATACGTGTGGAAATGAAAATCTTACTTCGCCTGTTGTTACTTTTGTATTACTCATAGTTTTTTACTCCTTTTATTTAAAATCTTCTGCTGCTGTTGTTTTCGGGTTATAAGCCGGACGTTTATCGGATTCCGGTGCAAGTGTTGGCTTTCCATTTGGCTTTTGGATGAACTCCCCGCAGATCGTCTGGAAGTCTTTCTTTCCGACCATCTTTTCAAGATCTGTCAGGGTAAGCTGTGCCCTTTCATACAGAGTTTCTTTCGGGAAACCGTTCAGTTCCAAGACATCCGCCATCTTCTCGTAATCTGTGATCATGCGATTGCTTCTGCCCTCAACGATCTTCCATCCTGGGATCTCTCCGCCATCGATCAGTTTTGTCTGTGCATAGGACTTTAATTTTTTATGCCAGGCAACCAACTGTTCTGCTTTTGCAAGGGCTTCTCCCACCTCTTCGTCTGAAAGCTCCGGTGGAAGCTTTGTTTCATAGGTTTCCAGAAGTTCCAGATTGTCATAAGCTCTCTGTCTGCAGTTTAAGACTTTGCAGAATCTGCAGTGTTCCCCGGAACGAAACTCTCCTTCTCCTTTGTAAGCTAATTCAGCTTTCGGTTTGACTACGACATTGCCCCATGTTGTCAGCTCTCTTTTATTCGTTTTCCATGTGGAAAAGTTATTGAGCCTTGGCTGTACGATATGAAAAAAAATGTCCTCGATCGGATATAAAAATCCGTAAGCCTTTAATGCTCCTAGTGCATACAATCCCATCTGCGGATTCCCACCTGCATTTACTGGAACACCTTTTCCGTATTTAAAATCGATCACATGCATGACCGTACCGCAGATCAGGATGCAGTCTGCAGTACCGAATCCATCCGGCGCGTACTCATCAAACTCAACTCTTTTTTCCACCGCCATATATGGTTTTTCAGGAAGGCTATTACTGAGTGTTTCCACATAATCAACATACTGATCTGTGAATCCCTGCATCTCTTCCTGATACAGCTCGTTCTTTTTGATCTTGTTCATTCTTCTGGTATAAGTTCCAGTCTTTAAAGAATCTGCTGTCAGTTTTAACTCACAGATCTCATGTGCCAGTGTTCCTTCTTGGGTATAAGAGGTCTCTGTATCTGGAAGCTCATCACACAGTTTTGCGGAAGGAGTACAGTGGATCCACTGCACCGCTCCGCTTGCTGATAACAAAGCATGTTTTCTTTTCTTCGCCATCTTAGATCACCGCCCCAATCGCTTTGATCGCAGATGCAAACTCCCCATATTTCTCCTGTGGCAGATCCATCAGAGTCTGTGCACCTAAAGACGCTAGCGTATTCTGGACATCCTGCATCTTTCCGGCATCGATCAGACCTGTCGCTGCGACTGCTAACTGTTCCATTGTATATGTAGGGGTTGCTGTGGCGGTCGGCACCGGACTAGCTGCGGGTGCTGTATTTTGTGCCACGGGCGCCGCTTGTGCAGTCTGTGTTGTTGGTACGGGCTGTATATTCTGTACTGGTGGTGTGCTCGGCACTGTTGTAGTTGTTGCCGTTGGTGCGACTGCCTGCTGTACTGCGGGTGTTACCTTTGTTGCATCTACCTGTGTTTCCTCTTTGCAGTTTCCTGCGGCCTTTGCCAGTGCAAAGATGGCATTTGCCAGATTGTCAAGCCCTGTTACGTTTACTGTGATCTCCATTGTTATGTCCTCCTAATTCTTCTTTGTTTAATAGATACCCGATCCCTAAGATCTGAAAGATCAGGTTTGTATCAAGATCCTGTCCAGCCTTATATAACCGGACAAGAGTTTCAACCCTTTCATAAGATGCGGCTAATTCATCGTATGCTTCACGACTGATCAGCAATCTATCTTCTTTCATTGTTTATACCCTTTCTACTTCTCTCTTGAACTGGATTCGTCCCATTAGAATCTGCAACACTTTTGCATATTCTTTATCCAACGGATCCATCCCTTCCTCTATACCATTCGCCAAAGATCTCAAAGCCGCTACTACATATGGCGCTGTTAATTCAGAAATAGGCATTATGCTTTCCGTAATTGTACGAACAACATCAGTAGCTACTTCTTTTGTAATATCAAAGTGTTCATCGTCATGTTTCGCTGCTGTACATGCAATAGATTTTGCTATTTTTGTATCGCAGTTTAATAAAAATTCTTTTGTCATTGTTCTTTCCCGCTTTCTTCTAATAATCCCATCAATTTTTCTTTCAGATACCCTGCTTCGATCATACAGTTTCGATTATCCAGGAACAGCATTGTACTGTAATCTGGTCGCTGTTCTGCACTAAAGCCATTTTCCCAGATC